GTAGACGCTGAGCCTAAAAAAACGGCATCTTTCTTTTTGATGTTGCACCTTCTACACGCAGCCACCAGATTATCAAGCGTATCTTCACCGCCCTTGGACTTGGGATATACGTGATCAACTTCATTAGCAGATTCCCCACAATAGTTACAAGTCCATGCATCACGATTAAGCACCTTTAACCTTATCTTCTTCCAATGGGAAGTAGCTCTATATGGCTTTAACGCCATTTGTCTAACCTGTCATAGCAATCAATGCACATAGTTGTTAACTCACCTTTATGCACCACTAATTCTGTTTCATCTATGCCATCTTGCTTACATTCTATGCATTGACCTAATGCCATCCTTTATCCTTCCAATGTTGGTATGCCTTACATGCACAACCATCATATCTATGTCCTAAAATAGTTAAAATGCACATCTACTTGCTTATATGGACTTAATGTGCCATACCATTTAGATCGCATCTGACCTAGTCCATAATGACTATTGTTTCTAGCTTTGTAGTTCCATCTACTTTCTTCAAATATAAGCCAGTTATAGCATTCAAACTGCTTCCATTCCATTTTGTTGTAGGCATATAACTTAATATTCATAACGTGATCGCTGCGCTTTTGAGCAGCGTTTGTTTGTATTGTTTGCAACGGCAGTAGTGCAATTGCTAAGCCAGCAATAAACATAGCTCTGGCGAATGCTGGCTTGCCGTGCAAGCTGCCTTTCAGGCTTGCTGGCATGCCTAGCATACCGATGATGTCAAATCTAGTCTTTATTTGTGCGTAACTTCGGGCGTGTTGCATTCTTCGCAGTAATCTCTTTTTCCATATATCCATAGTCCACATCCTTTGCAACGATGTATTAGATAAGGTTCAGTAGCCACTTGCCTGCAATAAATATACTAAGTCAGCCAAGGTGAGAACAGCTACATATTGCTCAACGGATTTCTCACCCTGACCATTTAGACGTAGAACACCTACGCCCATCCCTTTGTTTGCCTTGCGATCATGAAGTTGGCGCATTAGCCCTGACAAATCAAGGTTTGTGCGAGCTTTGATTTCAATGTCCAGGCCATCAATTCCGGTGATGTCTGAGCCATCTCTACCAGCCCCAACAGGTAACGCATGTTTCCAGCCTTGCCCTTGCAAGTATTCTGCTACAATGCGCTGCGTTGCATAGCCTCTATGCTTGCGACTTTGATTACTCACTTAGTTAGTCCTAGCTTGACATGTGTGGCATTTGCAAGGTTTTGCAGACCCAGCCGTTATTGGCTCGTTGCAATTGTCGCACACGTCAAGTAATTTATCCATCACTAACATCTATTCACCCCACTAACAATTCTTCATCTTCTGGCCTAAATGACCATGTGCCATCCTTGCTTAGCATCATCCATATTGCTTTGCATTGTTCAGCTTTACGCTTCATTGGCAAGCTGCAAGTCCAGCCTCTATATGCGCCCTTAGCACCTGATCCCTCTTTTAGCAAACGTGCGCCATGCTTACACATAGGAAGCGGATGAGCGCCAACTTTTTCTTTCAGTAGATCAAGCGCATTGTCAAATGCCGGGTCTACATCCTCAGGTGGCTCAATAGTTGTATCCCATACTATTTCAGCATTTGGATTTGTTGTTTGAAGAAATTGTTTATGACTTTCTGTGCGAACACGTATTGGAGTGTCTGATTTAGCTTGATTAACCTTAGCCATTTCAAGGCTGCTTGCTCGCTTTCCTTTAGCACTAAGTCCGAGATTAGCCAAGCATCTTCCAATTGCGCTAGTTTCGCAATTCTCAAACCAAAAATCGCGATCCACACCCCTATCTTTGCGAGCGCCGCGCGCATAACCCACAGCGGAAGGAGCAGTATCAACGTAGGTGCGATAAGCAACTGCCTTAAATACAACAATGCCTTTTTCTTCGTCATTCGTGATGAGTTCTGTGAGTATTGAGCCGTCTTCAAAGGTTTCATAAAACTTGTGTATCCTCGTATCTACATCTTCATAGTTATCTAAATTAAACATCTAGGGTTTCTCCTTTTGCATAGTCAATTTGTTCTTTCAAAGTCCAGGTTGTGCCATCAGGCCATGCCTGCACTTCATTAGCACAAGATTGACAGTAATGCCTGACAATTAACTTGCCATATCGTTTGCTAGTAACTTGCCACACAGCTTGCGTTTGTCCACGTAAACTGCTAGTGCCATGTCTGTTCTTACAGTAATCACACCAAGTCCCCTTAGGTGATCTAGAAAGCATTAAGATCATCCCAATCCTTGACCGCGAGTTCTCCGGCGATTGCGAAGTAGGCAACGGCATCCACCCAAGAATCGTTATTTGATTTAGTTTCCATAATTCTTGCGAGCTTGACCAATGCCATACAGATTGCAATGTCCATCGGCTCAATGGGTCTTTCAAAGTATGCTTCCCACAGCTTTGCTGTTCGTAGCATTGTGTGGTCGTAATGACCATGCGTTGACCCTCTGTTAATAATCGTGTCGTTTGCATTAGTCAATATGTCTTTCGCTCGCAACTGCTTTGCCCCGTCTGTAACCATCTGCCCAGCCTTCCTTATATCCTTTTTCCTTAATGAATACACCAGTTGTGTATGCACCTAATACAAATAAAAAGCAGTAGAGAGCTAACTCAACCAAACGAATATCATTCAACATCATCGCTCACCCCATGCACATCAAGAAAGTAGGCAGCCAAAACCTCACGACTAATTCTGCCGCGTTCTTGGCTCATGCCTAGTTTTTTCTTTGCGTAATCGCGTATAAATGAAGCTCGCACAAAGTGCTTGCCATCGGTATACGCACCCGATTTACGATCATATCTAATCGCCATGCCCTAAACCCCTTTCAAATAGGATTTCAAATCCTATTTTGAAGGGTCTATATGCTATTTGTCAATCAGCGACACGCCATCAAAGTTATCCATGTGATCATCAATTGTTCTATGAATTGGAAAGACATCCTCAACCATAGCGCTTGCCTTCAACTAAAAAGCTGCCATCCTTTTCTATCGGTATCGCCACAGGTTGCACACGCTTTCTGTCTATGTAGATGATTCCAAAACCTTTTTGCCAGTTAAATGTTCCGCGTGTGTAATAGGCTTGGCTCTCATCCATTAAATGTCCAACCTCAAAGCCTGTCAGGATACCCCTTAAAACGCCCCCAGAAGCCGTTGTAAAGCTTGAAATGCCCTGTCTATGGGTATGACCACAGACTACCGATAAACCATGCCTCTTAGCCGATTCTAGGGCCGTTAAACCCCCTTGTGGCTTGATGCTTTGCTCATCGCCATGAACCATCACCCAGCCATCATGGAATTGATATGGCTTGCTATGGTATGTAATGCCTAAATCATCCAAGTGCAAAAACTTTTCTATGGTCAATTCAGGCAGACCGATAAGCCCAGGCAAGCGCTTGCTTAGTGAGTTGTAAAGTCTTGCTCCATGATTGCTTCGGCTGAGATGTCTAACTTGAAGCTCGGCAAGAACTCGCACAGTTTCATCACGATCTCTACCAATGCTTCCCGACCACTCATCCCTACCTGTTGACCATCGGCTAATTGTTTGGAAGTCAATTTCATCGCCCACACATAAAACGTCATCAGGCTTGTATTTTCTGATGAATTGGGCAACATTTTTAACAGCTTTCTTATCGTGGAATGGAACTTGTAGATCGGAAATAACTACAATTCGCTTAATCTTCATCCTCATCTTCATCATCTTCATACGGCGAATGATTAGGATTCTGTATTACCCAATCGGGCAAGCGCAACTGTTCTTCAATATACCAGCGCGCCCTATCTTCGCCATATCCAGCACGAACTAATGCCTCAAAACATTCAACAATTGATGCAGCCCAAATATCAATGGGTCGCAATATGTCTGTTGTTGTCTTGCGCGCAGCCGCTTCCTTGCGCTTGCGTTTAGCGGCTTGTTCGCTTTTTGATATTCTTCTTGCGCTCATGAGTAAGCAATTCTAGAACCATTGATTCAAGTTTATCTATGCGCGACACGATATTTGATGCCTCAAGTATTGAAGGCACTTCATGTCGGATAATGTATCTAAGCCCACCGACAATAAGCGCACAGCAGGAAAGGATGGCAGCTACAAAGCCTGCCCATTCAGCTGGGCTCAACGCCGACCAAACGCCGTATCGTTAGGGTTTAACCAACGAAGAATTACTGGAAGGCTCGCCACTAACGCTGCATTTACAATTGCAGGTGCATCCCAACCTACTGCCAAATAAGTTGCTATTCCGGCGGCTAAGAAGCTTCTTGCCCAACTTGCTGCTTACGGCTTTTAGGCTTGCTCCATTTAAGGGCTCTCCTGTCAATATAGGGATTTGAAACATACTGCCATCTGTATCGCCCTTAGCAGTAAAGCTAAAATGAATGTGTGTCTTATGCGGATTTATGCCTGTGTATTTTCTCCACTTATAGTTTTTCTTCCAACTGGCAATTTTGCCGTTGAAGATAATGTAACTGATTCTCTTATCAGTTCTGGCAAGTAGCCGTAGCTGATCCGCCAAATCAAATGCTTCGGCTGGGTTGGATTGCAAATTAGCGTTAATGTCAATGGCACGAACAATGCCTTCAGCAGTTGGATTGTGATCGGACTTACGCGCTGCATGACGTTGATCACCGAGCCACCCCTCTGGTGCAGCTCTACTTCTATCGGGCAACGCATCATCAATCTGATCGCGTAATTGCTGACCAGCTTTGCACAATTTAGGCATTATCTTTATAGATTGTGCTAAAGACCAAGGGCTGAAATATCTTCGGCGCTAAGACCTAAAGCTGCAAGTTTAGCCAATGCCTCTTCTTTGGCCGCTGCTTTGTCTGCTAATTCTTTTTGAAATTTAGCAGCCGATGCTTGAGCATTTTCTAATTCAGCTATTTCTATATCAGTCATTTCTCTTTCAATGACTTCACCTGTCGTTGCATTATGTATCTTAGTAATATGTGCCATTAGTTTATCCCATATAGTATGTAGTCGCCAGAAGTGTGGTTGCCTGTGCTTGGGTAAATCTTGATCGAAGTAATTGCAGAAGTAGAATTATAGAACCCATTTTGGTAAAGAGCATTTAAATTTGTTGTTGTTGTATTGTGGTTATTTACGCAAATACCTTCATACATTTTCCAAGTTGATGTGTTGGCATATTCGTAAAAAGTGCTCTGTGATAAACCTTGAGCAACGCTATTATCATTAAAAGAAGTTAAATAAATAAAATCGCTGTTAAATGTTTGGTTGCTAAGATTACTGCCCATACCTACATTCGTATAATAATTAGTGCCTGTATCTGCATTTAATTGACCATAGCAAATAGCATTATCGGTTGCAGGTTTCCAGTTTTTAATTACCAATCTTAGGTCTTTGTAAGAGCCGCTAATTCCAGAAATAGTGACTGATGCCCCAGTTAAAGTTCCAGAAGCAATAGAAGTCATACCACCACCGCTCGCAGGAGCAGCCCATTTTAATCCAGTTGGGCTAACCGAACTATCCGCTACAAGTGTGTAGCCGTTTGTGCCTACTGCTAAACGTGCAAAAGTATCTGCACCAGTTCCAACGATTAAATCGCCTTTAGCATCAACAGCAGTTGCCATAGTGTTTGTTACAACTGGAATTGGGCCTGTTCCGCTTGCTACTGAAATACCTGTGCCAACTTGAACTTCAGTTACATCACCTGCACCGCTAACACCTACCCAAGCTGATCCATTGTAAACTTCAACGGCGTTA